TCGTCCACGCACCAGCCTCACCCAACGACGGATCATATACCAGCGTACGTCGTACCGTAGAAGCACCACTGGCAGTCCAATCAACCGATACATACAGACGGTTGTTGGCCCATGCCAACTGAGGCGGGTTCACAAACGTAATGCGTTCGTCGTCAATAGCGGGCTGCAACTTGCTGAATATCCAATGGAACCGTTCTCCGTCATACAGGTAGACACCCGAATGTCCATGCCACATGAACACCCCGTATGGAGTGGACACAGGACTGGAAAGGGCAATGGAACCTACCCTGTTTGACAGTGTGACTACTTGGAAAGAGTCAGAATCGAAGCCAAAGACAGCGTATGTGCTGTCGTTCTTGCAGACGACCAGACGGTCGCCGTGGGGAACCAACCCAGTGATATAGTCACCGTGTTCGCCCTTATCAATATCCACATAGTCGGATGCCGACCATTTTTCGGCATCGTTCAGGTTCGACCAACGCAGACGAAACTTTTCGCCTTCAATATTGCCAACCCAAACAAAATTGTTCCATACCGCAATATGCTGCGCCTTCGGCATATTCCCTGCCGAACCGTCAGTTGTAGTTCCCAAGTCGGCGTCTGTGGAACCATCCCACTTGAACGACACCTTGTCGTATGAGACACCGTATGCGACGTTATTGAACGTAACCCCGTATACGCGCGAACCCGCAGTTCGCGCCGTAATGTTCGTCAAAGCGGTAAAGTCGGTGGTTGCAGAATGGGCAACGGCGGTACCGTAGTTGACCATCAACTGATTCGTGCCACCGTCAGTATGGAAACCCCAAATGCCTTTCACATCGGCACTGAGGGCTGTAGCATTACGTCGGTCGATGCCGTTTCGCATGGCGACCCCGCCACGGGGATCGACACTGACGTTCATCATGTCGGGAGATTCGTTTTTGGCAAGGTCGAACTGATCTGCCCGCAAATTCAGGCCACCAGCAAATGATTCTAATGTCGCCAACCTGAAGTCGCGTTTAGACATAACGAGTTACCAAACAATCCCACCTGTGCTTGCATACCGCAACGCCCCATACCCAGCCAAATAGCGGGTATTCGTGCGGGAATTAGCCACCATCGGTTGTGGCGCAGGTGTATCAGCGTACCTGCGTGCCACGTTGTCTAGTTCGATCTGAAACTGTTGCATGTACTGACTCGCCATCAGCGGATCTTCCTGCTGCAAATACGCCTTCGCCAACCCGTAGGTAGCGAGAATAGGATGGAAAGGGTCAGGTAGGTCAGGTTCCGTGTCATCGGCCGTCCCGACCCCGAAAGCGGTCGGGTTACGGATAGCGCGTACAGTGACCGTAAGAGTGTTGCTGTCGGGAGTCGGATAGAACCGTACAGTATCGTTCCAGATACTGTACTCCCACGGTTCGCCTGAAGAGGATACATCCAACGGATGACTGAACTCTGCCGTATCTCTTCCGATGTACGCCAGTACGTGATCGTCGGTGCGTATCGCCGCTACCTCTCGCAGCCCCTGAGCGACTGACGCCCCCATGACGGCAAGCGTGTAGTCCTTCGTTCCAGATGTGGTGGTAAAGGTCGTTGTGGTTTCAAAGAACGGCCACCGCTTCTCGCTGAAAACGATAGTGTCGAAGCCCTGACCCAACATGACATCAAGTACTGTGTCGCTTACATCAGTTGAGTCGATGTCGATAACAGAACGGATCTGGTCGCGCATCTGTTTAATCGTCATTGCCATTACAGTGCCGCCTGCCGTGTGTGCGAAGCACAAAGAGCAGACCCAGCAACGGGGCGCGCTTTACACGCGGCCCCGCTACGGGTCGGAGCAGAACAAAGTGTGGGCTGAGGGGGTTCCCACTCGTCAACGAGTGCTGAAACCCCTGCCACCAAACGGGCACCTTTAGCGTCACCCATCACATACGCGGTGGGAGGAGCACCGTTTGATCCCGCTGGGATAGCATTGGATCGGTATGCGAGGGCAGGGACGCTGTTACGTGCCATTTGTTTCCGTTCTGCTAGACAGTTTGTGGGGGCGGGACTTCCGCCCCCACAAACAAATTGTTATCAGGTAATGCCAAACATGTAACCCTGACGAGCGCGGTTGCTGCAAGTCAAGTTTCCATAAGACAGAATCTGCGCGTAACGCGCATCCTGATTGGTAGGCCGCACAAACGGAGTTGGCTTAAACCAAACGTCCGAATGAGCCACAAGACGCAGGTACTTGGTGTTCAGGAACATCAATTCTCCTGAAGTGCAAGCACCGTCGAATGTGACGGGTGCGCCCTTGTAAAGCAGGTTCTGGAATCCAGCATCTGCCGTAGTGGCATCCGAATACCGCAACTGCGGCTGAAGGAGAGCCTCATAGGACTCATATACAGCCTGTGTGCCGATCAGGATGGTTGGCTGGTCGTTGCCGACTGAAACGGTGTTGTAGACATTTGCCATTGTGACAAGTGCCAAAGCGCCGCCTTCATCAACTTCCGTTGACTTCCACCATGAATTACCGGCATCACCGGGGGTGATGCCGCCGAGGGCTGTATTGGGCTTGGTAACAATAAGGTCTAGACCAATCCAGTCCTTGTTGCTGTTGCCCGTTCCGTCACCCCAGAACATAGTGTTCATGTTCTCAATGACGGTTTCCTCAGCCTGCATGATCTTGCCTTCCAGCAGATCAATAATCTCGGCTTCACCGTTGTTCTTTGCTTCTTCAATACCGTTGATCGTGATAGTGACCGCATACTGCTTCCAGTCGTACTCAGCGGCAGAAATGCCAGTCTGAGCAGTCGTGGCGATAGTATCCGATTCCTCATACGATGCAGCGGTGCTGTTGGTCCCATAAATCAGCGGAACAACAATCTTTGAACCACCACTGATGCGCCGAATGGTCTGTCCATTGGTCAGCGCGTAAAACAGTGGTCGGGCAGCGAAGATGTTGTCCGTCAACTTAGGGATGTAGTTCTTTAACGTGGTTGATAGAATCTGGTTAAAATCAGAGTTTCCTGCCATGTTAAGTCACCCCTTTCAAATATAGTTGGTTAGTTGTTTGTTTCTTCTAAAGCCAGACGATATGCGTCACGGATCGAAGAAACCGCGCCAACAGCACGTTCCACATTATCCGAGGTTGAACCCCCCGTAGTCGAATCGACTACGTTCGCAGCCCGCTTTTCGTCCACAATGTCAGCATTTCTAGCCTTATCTTGCATCGACTCGTAAGTCAAATGCGTGTAAGCGGCTTCCAAATTGCCTATGTTGTTGCGAAGAGCGTGTGCGTATAGTTCACTCTCGTTGATGTCAGTTCCGTACTTGTTGCGCAGTTTCTGCAAATCCTTCTGCAAATTCTGCTGTCTTCCCGCTCGTTCTTGAGTTTCAATGGATGTTTCAATTCGTCGCAAGCGAACTTCTTCAGGGTCCAAGTCCTCAAGGTCTTCTTCAATAACCTGAGGGGATTGGTTACCCGTACCGACTCCAAAGGCATCACCTAAAGCGGTGATAGCCCCACGGGGGTCGGCCTCTAATGCTTGGACGATTGCCTCACCTTGAGCCAATCTCTCGCGTTCGCGGCCCAACTCCTGCGTCTTACGGGTGTAATCCGCCTGACGTTGGTAACCGCTTTGAAGTTCCTCCAAAGACACAAGGTGCGTTTCGCCGTCTATCTTGACAGTGTGTGTGCCTTGTCCTGAAGTTGCTTCATTTGAAAGTTCAGGAGTACTGGTGCCCAGTTCCATCGTTTCATTTTCCATGTGGAATCCTTTCGGTTATTCCTATTGTAAAGAAAAAAGTGTCCCAAATCACAGATTTGGTAGTTCCATACCCATCTGATTCTGCAACTGGTTTAGCAACTCGGGCGGCACGCCGCCCGTAGCCTCAAAAACCTGATCTGGAATAGGTGCTGGCCCCATGCCACCCGTCATTGCGGGAGGAGCCATACCCTGCGGGGGTACCCCTCCTTCGGGGGGAGGACCGCCCTGAGGGGGAGGCCCACCCTGCGGAGGCATAGCAGGCTGCTGTTGCACCAAAAACTTTTCAGGGTTCTTTACCCCAAATCCGTACTGCAAGACGTAGCGTGCCAACTCGGCAGGATCAACGACCATTCCCACCAACGGGGCCATTGCGTTCATCAACGAAATGGCCTGCTGGCGTCGCGCAGTCTCGTTCAAAGGCTGTGTAGAACCCCCTTCAACCTCAAAGTCGTATTCTCCAAGAATATCGTCCCGTGTATATGCAACAAAGTGCTTCTGGTCGTCTTTACCTGTGATGCGAACCATCTGGTCGCGGGTCATGTACTGCTGCATCAACTGAATAACCCGACGGCCCACCTCGCCAATACAAATTTCGACCATAGCCAACTTGTCAGAAGCACGCGCATTGCCTGCGTCAGCGATAATCGACGCTTCTGTCGCTGTGCGACGGATTTCAGGCATCTGTCCACGAGCATATTCGGACACACCGCTGACAGTGTTTATATCATTTTCGATCATCGCAGAATGGTTGTACATTTCGGGCGCCAAAGGCACCTGCGGCAACGGTACAACAACTTCCCCCAATGGCCTGTTCTCATCCACAACGGGGACAAACCGTCCGTCGTCGTCGGACTCCAACGCTTCTCGCCCTTCAGGGCCGAACGAACGCTCGTGATACAGGTATTTGCGTGCATACCGCTTACGATGGTTGACCATCTGTGTGCGGGTCTTGTTCAACTCTTCCTGTAGCGACTCCATCGCCTCCAAGTCGCCCATCGGGTAAAATGTGTCAGGAATGTCGTAATTGCGAATCAAAACGAACGGATGCCCGAAATTATACGGCATTGGGGTGGGATCAAGCAAATAGTCATCCGCACCCTCGGCACAAACTGAAAGTAGCCCCTCTTCCAAGTCATAGTACTCATATAGTGTCACACGTTCAATCAGGTCGGCGTACTGGTTGCGTTCGTCATCATTTTCCCAACGAATCTTCAAACCAGAATCTGCCTGAAGATTCTGCCGTACACCCCTACGGAACCGCTTATCGCGCCGAACTTCTTCAATCGGACGCACAATCCGTTGCGCAATCCACTTCGCATCTTCCAAACAAGTCGCTTCAGGGTCGATAAACATATCGAACGGCGAAATGCGCTCCACAAACGGTTGATCCTCCACAACTTCCATCTGAACAGACGGAATCGACGCCATAACGTCGTCATTGGTTGGCAACTCGCCCGCAAGATCAGGATTGTCAACTGCGTAGGCGTCAATTTCATCAACAGAAGTATTGTATTCGTCGTCTACCTCGTATTCTGATCGCTTTCGCTCCTCCTCAACGAACTTCCAACCCACCTTTACCCAACCGTGGCCGATAATCAAAAAATCTTTAACCGTACGGCGAAACGGCTTACGGTAGTCGTGATGACGCCACATATAGTTGATAATTGCCTCAACGAAGACGGCGCGATCGCTATCATCTTCCCTGTTGGCAACAACAGTGATCGTTGGATGGTTCACTGCAACAGATGGAGCAATCACATTGATCGTAGAAAACGCCATATTGATCGAAATGCGGTCAGCGGGTGTACCGATCCCGCCCACATCCCAGTACGTCTTCCCACGGTACAGGTCGATCATGCGTTGCCACTTACCCTCGTAACCCTCGTCGTGGCGCCAACGCTTCGCCATCTCCAAGCGTTCCTTAGTGTTCTCGTAACGCTCTGAACGGCTCTTTCGTACCATAACCTATACCCAACGTTGTCCAACGTACACAGGGTCTTTGCCCGCTGCACGCGCTTCCGATAGTAACTTCTGTTCGCGCTGCTTCAACGTCATATGTTGCTCATCAGGTGGCAACTGGGAACGATAACCGCGCCCAGTCACGACCGTCAAACCAAGCAATTTTTGACGCCACTCCCACAAGTCCTGCAATTCGTCGTCGGGCAGCGGGCCTCGCTGCCCAACAACGTAATCGCAAAACTCTGTATAGGAAGCGTTAGCAGGCAGAATCAACGAATAGCAGAGTCGGGCTGCTTGGAAGCAGGCTCAACTCTGCCCGTGATACCGTGCTGGTTCTTAGGCGTCGAACGCGGACGAGTCCCCGCAGCCTTATCACCACGGTGAGCCTTATCCTGACCCGAACGAACAGTAGCCTTCTGCGACCCGCCCGGTCGGGCGGGACCGTTGGATAGCATCGACGTATTGCCCAAAATGGGTTTTGCGCCTGCACCAACGTCATTGTACTTAGCCATTCGGCCAATTGCCATAGGACTCTCCTTTGTTCAATGTGTCCTACAAGAATGCTTACGCTGTCCCACGAGACAGGTAAGTACCGATTGTATCATCCGTTGCAACCCCTGATGGGATTTGCTTCATCCACCAATTAAACGTCCACGTTTCATCCACATGCTGCACATACTCGGGCACATACGCAAACTTGCGCATCTGATTCGCCACCGCTAACGCCATCACCCGATCATCATACGGTGAACCAGACATTGATCCACGATCATTGCGTACAAACGTGCGCAACTCCGCAATCGTAGAATCACAATGCAAAATTAGTTCGTCATTCTTCAAAGCCTTCCCCAAATCATCAATCATCAACGGCTTCGACGTACGTGTCGTCTTCCACCCAAACTCTTGCGAAATACGTTGAGAAGTCGTATTCAACGCCCGACGACGATACATGTTCGGATACCCCAACTGGCGCAACACCGTAATCGTCGTCAAACCATGATTGTTGGCCTCAACACAGCAAAGAGCGTTCCCGTACCACAAACCCAAACGGTACACCTCAGTAGCCAACTCATCAGGCGGAATACGTCCATGCCAAATAGCGACCTGCTCACCCTTCTTCGCATCAATAACCTGAATACACGAATAGTCGCCATGCCCCAACCCCTCAGCAGTATCGACACCCAAAACGTACCCCGACCAACGCTCAGGCTGCTCCCACACCGTCAACATCGGAACTCCAAAACGTTTTTGGACGTTTCATGGAGATAGCCGTCCACACCCTGTCGAACATGGACACGCATATCATTAAGAACGTCAATATCGAATACAGGATTACCAGACTTAACAAATGCATCCTCGGCACTCGTCGGATACTCCTGCGCGAGTTGCCACGGCAACATCGAACTCTTCTTACCTTCATACCAAGACTCATCCCTATCCTCGGAAGCAGACCACGGAAAAAACATGGGATCAAACTTGTTGTTCCCCGTAGACGCCCCCACCCACAACTGATGAAAAAAGTTTCCCGACCCGTTAGCAGTAGACAACCCAATAATGCGGCCACCCACATCGGCAACAGGCTCAATAGACGCCCACGCCTCCTCAGGGTTCGGCAAGAACGCCCACTCATCCACAACCACCAACGTAGCAGACTCACCACGCGCAGGGTCAGATGCCGAAGGCATCGACGTAATCTGAGAACCGTTATCGAACCCCATGCGTTGCTGATGATCCATCAACGACTGTGGACCCCGCTCAATCATCCACATCGGCAAATGCTTAAACCCATACTTGGTTTTACGCAACAACAGAACCGACTCCCGCTCCGTACGCGACAAATCAATAATGTTTTGATCGTCGTGGAAAAACGCCAACCAAAACTGGTGCGCAGACACCAACGTCGTCCACCCAATCTGACGAGCCTTCAACGTCAACGAATAACGGTTGTTATCCCACCGACGCAACGCCTCCGACTGCGCCTCCCGCAACTTAAACAAAATACGGCCATGCGCAGGATGCGCAATAAACCAAAAATTCTCCAAAAAATAGACCTCGCTACGCTGACACCTACGCCACTCAGCCTCCTGACGCAACTCACCCAAACGACTCATTACTCAACCTCAATAAAGATACATTCGCCCGGACACTCCTCGGCAGCCTCAATCGCTGCCTCAAGGTCCGACTCAGGAATCATCGCCATACCCTCTGCCATCTGCAAAGCAGGGGCACCCTTAGGGGCACCATCAGGGCCGTAAATAGTCGGCCAATCAGCCTCCTTGACGTAAGCGAGGCCGTCATCGTGCATATCAAACAACGGTGGACAAATCTCAACACAGATACCATCACCCGTACATAAATCCTGATCTATCCAAACCTTCACGACGACTCATCCCACAACCACTCCCTATCAGCCTCAGAATCAGACAAACCATCATCCAACACTGAACCCATGATCACAATAACGGCAGGAGCCTGTTGGGAATCCGAACCCCCAACGGCTACCAGAAACCCGCCGACAGCAGCAACAAGAGCAGCAACCGCACCGATTATCTTTGCTATATTCCCGCCATCTACTGACACGACTCGCATACTTCGGGGTTTTCCAATCCGCAGGACAGCACTTCATCTGCATCCTCCCATTCTATTTGATCCTCAGGAATCACGATACCGCCCTAAGACCAACAACCTCAGACTCCAAAGCATCAGCCAACTCAGAATCAGACATCCCAGCCACCTCACGAGCATCATCAACCACAACCCGCCGCTTCGGCGTAAACTTCTCCACATACTGCAAATACAAAGACGCAGCCTTCGTATCCCCCGCCGACGCCCGCTGCCAAAGAGCATCTACGACGCTCTGAACCCTTTCAGGGTTAATGTTGAGTTCGGCAGCGCGTCGGTCCCATTCACGTATGAATCGTGGGTCGCGCTTCCATCGGCGTAAGGAGTCGCCGTGGACTCCGTTCGCCTCCGCCCACGCTTTCTGCGTGGACGGTTCGCGCTCTGGCCCCATTAGTAGCCAGTCTAGGAAGTCGCGCCATGCATTAGGCATAACCTGCTTGCCTGTGTCTACGTCTGTTTGCCAGCCTTTGCCGCCACCATTTTGAGCCATATGAAACCCCTTTCCTGATTGTAAGCGCAGGTGTCCCAAACGGGCACCCTTTGTACCAACACACTGTACAATAATGGGACAGCCCCAACCATTAGTTAGGTGGTACTGAGTAAACATTCCCCGTCGCCTCCAGCGACGGGGAATGGTACTGAGTAAACAACCAATATCGCATACAGACGCATGAACCCCCACAGGGGGTTCTTTTTTTGCCCGATCTGTCCCTCCATATCTATACATACAAGAGATCCGCGCGCCCGCCCCCCCGAGGGGGGTGGGGATGGGGTCAGGTGTCCGTGGGGCCGGTGCAACGTGTGTGCATGTGCGTGATCACGCGAGACTTTGACCAGCCAGTTTCCAGCCGTGTGTGGTACTGCGCGCGCATAATGCGATCACGGTACTGCGGGTGGCTGGTGGAAAATCCAACCGATGCCGAGGGGTCACTCACCTCCATCTGAAGATGGAGGTGAGTGTTTAGATGGTTGGGCCGATATTTTGGTTACTCAACTACTTTAGTAGTTGAGTAACCACGGAGAGTGGTCGATGGAGGCCATTATTGGGAGGGGGAGTCTTACGACCCCCCCAATAATGGAGGAGGCAGATTTGGACCTTGGAGGTTCAGCGATGATGACCGTAACCATGACGAATGCCCAGCACAAAGCCCTCGTGGCCCTGCTCGGCACGCTCACCGTCTCCGACGACGAGCAGGTGACCGTGGACACTCCGTCCATGACCAACCAGCCCCAGCCCACGGCGCCCAAGGCACCCAAGGCGAAGGCACCTGTGGACAAGGTGGCGAAGAAGGCCGCAAACAAGACGGCG